GGCGTGGTGGCTGCGCTGCTGCGCCGCGAACGCACCGGCCGCGGCGACTCCATCAGCGTCAGCCTGCTGTCCAGCATGATCGGGCTGCTGAGCTTCCAGGCGTCGAACTACTTCGCCAGCGGCGAGCTACCTCCCCGCACCGGCAACGACCACGGCATCGTCGCGCCCTATGGGCTGTTCGAGACCGCCGACGGCCAGGTCGCGATCGCGCCGTCCAACGATGCCATGTACGAAAAGCTCCTGGACGCGCTGGAGCTGCCCGAACTGCGCGCGCATCCGGAATTCCAGGCCAACGCCGACCGCATGCTGAACCGCGCATCCATCAAGTCCGCCATCGAAGCCCGCACCCGCCAGAAGGACAGCCACTACTGGATCGAACGCCTGAACCGGTACGGTGTGCCCTGCGGACAGGTGCTGAACCTGCAGGACGTGTTCGACGACCCCCAGGTCGCGGACCAGCAGATGGCCATGGACGTTGCGCATCCCGATGGCCAGCAGGTGCGCATGCTGGGCTTTCCGATCAAGTTCTCCGAGGCGCCCTGCCAGATCCGCAGCCCTGCGCCCGAGCTGGGCGCGGACACCGAATCGGTCCTGGAGGAACTGGGCCTGTCGCACGACCGGATCGGGGAACTCCGCGCGAAAGGAACCGTCTAGCCAACCAGGGGCCTGAACCCGCCCGCCGCAACCGAACCCGCAGTACGCGTCAGCAGCATCCGCAGCAACCGACGTCTGGCGATCACGACCGGACGCGCCCACCAAGGAATGGAGACCACAATCATGCTACGTGCCCTAATGTTCTCGGCCTGCGCGCTCGCCGCCTGCGCCCCCGCCGCCGCGCAGCAGTACCCGAACCAGCCCATCCGGGTCATCGTGCCGTTCACGCCCGGCGGCGGCACCGACTTCCTGTCGCGCACCGTCGCCGCCAAGCTGTCCGATTCGGTCAAGTGGAACGTCGTCGCCGAGAACCGGCCGGGCGCCGGCGGCACCATAGGCATCACCACCGCCGCGCGCGCCAAGCCCGATGGCTACGAGATCGTCATGGGCCAGGTCGACAACCTGGCCGTGGCGCCTTCGCTCTACACGAAGCTGGCCTACGACCCGGTCAAGGACTTCGAACCCATCGGCATCGTCGGCGAAGCGCCGCTGGTGGTCGTCGCCAACAAGAACGGCCCGTACAAGTCCCTCAAGGACCTGATCGCCGCCGCCAAGAAGGCGCCCGGCACGATCAACTACGGCTCGCCGGGAGCCGGCACCATCACGCACCTGGCCGCCGAACTGCTGCAACTGCAGGCGGGCATCAAACTCGTGCACGTACCCTACAAGGGATCGGGTCCGGCCATGGCCGACCTGCTGGGCGGGCAGGTCCCGGTCATCTTCACGTCCATCCCCTCGGCCGCGCCGCAGATCAAGGCCGGCAGCGCCGTGCCGCTGGCCGTGACCTCGCTCAAGCGCAGCCCGGCCATGCCGGACGTGCCCACCATCGCGGAATCCGGCTATCCCGACTTCGACGTGCGCGTCTGGTATGGGCTGCTTGCTCCCGCCAACACGCCCAAACCCATCATCCAGACGCTGAACACGGAACTGAACAAGATCCTCGCGCTAAAAGACGTCCAGGATGCGCTGGCCGCGCAAGGCGCGACCGCCATGCCGACCACCCCTGCCCAGTTCTCGCAGACCATCGCAGCGGACTACAAGAAGTGGCGGTCGGTCATCCAGTCCGCCAACGTGAAGCTCGAATAGCATCCGATCCAGACCTTGCGGCTGCCATAAGTACCTCTGACCGCCGCTGAATTTCAACGCACGCGCGGCTTTGAGAACAGCCTAGACCAAACGCATGCATCGTCTCATGCGTATGCACGACACTCCCCTCGGAAGCGTCGCGCATACGCTTGGATGATGGACCGCAGCAGCATTGACAGGGAAAGAGCCAGTCGAGACGATGACCTCAGCGCCACAGGTTTCACCATGGCGCAAGTGAAGGAGGCTCATCATGTCAATCTCATGCAGACGACTGGAGGATGTGATTGCGGTCTCGGCAGCAGGAGACCAGTACCGGATCGAGCGACATATCATTCAAGAACCCGCGACGGACGACAGTCCCGATCCGCACATAGTGCTGCAATGCCGCCTGTCCACCGGCGGCGCCGTGATCTGGGAGGGGAAAGACGTGTACAGGCTGAAGTCAGGCGAAATCCTCAGGCCAGTAAATCGGCGGAAGAAGAAGAGTCCATTTGAAGGGTAGCGAAGAAAAGCCCGCGGCTTGCGCCTGCGGGCTTTTGTTTGGGTGGCGGGCACCTGCCCGTCACAACCTCGCACTCAGGCCATGCTGAATACGCACATGGCCATGCTCAAGCCCGCGTGGTAATGACGAAAGCATTCCCAGCGGCCGGCGTACCGTAGTACGTGGCTCGCCACTGCCCCAACGCGGTGCTCTGTTCGCCCCACATCTGTCCGAGCGCTCCGGTGGTGGTCGTAATGTCGGCCTTGACCATTGCGGGTTGCTCCGCGCTGTCGCAGATCTTGTGAATCGTGAAGGACGGACCGGCAGTGAATCCAGAGCCCGCACAATTTATCTTCATGCGGACGGAGTGGCCGTAAGAAACAATTTCGGTAGCGCTTGCCGCGTCGCCCCAACCGGACAGCGACACAGCCACCACGTCGTTAAAGATTCCGGGATTCAGCATGCGAATCGAGTGGTTTCGGCCAACCAGTACTGATCCGTATTCCAGCTTCAGGTCCGTGCCCAACCAGTATGGGCAGCGGCTGTCGCCATCCGGGCCGACGATGTAATTTCCTTCCACCAAGACGCCGCCTACCTTGCCCAGCGTCTGGCCAAACAGAAAAATCGGGATGCGGTCGTATGTGCTGTTCCCACCGGCGTCGCCCGCGTTGTAGACCATGTTGCCGCGCAGAACGGTGTCATACACGCCGCCAGCGCCCACGTCCCAGCCCACGACCAGCGCATGCTTGCCCTGCCCCCTCAGGGTGTTTCCCATGATCTCGTTGCCGACCGTGCTTACAGCGTTGCCGCCCACCGTGCACCCAATCCCGAACGTGGCGCCGCCAACCAGGACGTTGTCCGTGATCCTGCAAAATTGACTCATCACGCCGATCAGATCGCCACACCCGATAGTCGCCAGTTCGTTCGTCAGCGCCGGCGAGCTACCTTCTGGATCTATCGTCAATTGCGTGTCGCTGATTCTCGCCATGATCCGGAATTCCCTGCCTCCGTCGATAACCAGCACTTCGCCTACTCGCACATTCGTGAACTTCGGCCCCGAAATCCACGTTACGGCGGCGCCAGTCAGGTTCACGCGCAGCCTGGCGTCGCGCCCGCCGATGATGGGGGAATAGATCGTATTGTTTGAAATGATGGTGTAGTCCGCGGCTCCGAGCAGTATCGCTCCCGCGCCCGGGCGAACGATCCTGTTCTGAAGAATCAGATGCCTCGCCTCCTGCCCCACGAATCCATACACGCCGATGGCATGCATGAACGTGTCCTCGATGTGATTGCCGACGACGCTCATGCGCGCTGCGCTGCATGTGATGCCGTATCCGCAGCTGCCAACAAGCACATTGTCACGGACCGTTGCGTCATCGGCCCCACGCACATGCACGAGAACCGCGTTGTAGTCTGCAGCATTGTTGCCGCGGTTGCCGTTGACCGTGCATCCGCGCAGCCCAGCGCCATGTGCGAAACCGAAATCGATCAGAATAAGCAGATTCAGGCCGTCCGGCTGCGTAATAACGGTCTTGCCGTCGCCAACCAGTTCCACGCCGGCGCGCATCCGGATAGACGAATTGATGACGTAGGTTCCGCCGGCGCACTGCACCTGACCGAGCCCGCTGTTGAAAGCCGCATCCAATGCGGCTTGAATAGCCGCACCGTCGATGGATTCGGCCAGTGAGGTGATGAAAGGATAGTCGACTTGGGCGGCCGACAACGTGGCGTAACGCTCCGCGAGCGTATGGAGCGTGCCATCCGCGATCGGGCCATGGTCCTGGACTTGAACAGAATGCCCAGCCATGTTGTCCGGTGCACTGGAAGTGCGAGGTTCTGGGAGAACGGCTGCATCATCATCGACATGATGCTTCAACGCGGCCGAATTCTCGGCCGAGCGTTTCAGTTGCTGTAGGGAAAGAGTTCTGATCGTCATGTGATATCTCCGGGAAATTTGCCGCTGCTGGGCTAGGGGGCATTCTCTGTTTGCATATCCGGTCTACATGGCTTTCTCCTGGATGGACGAAAAAAAGCCCGCGGAGTGCGGGTTATCTGTTGCAGCATGACCTGGCGGATCGCAGTCTCACGACGGGCCGAACCGGGATTTCTCCCAGCTCTGCGCCGTCACACGCTGCCGTGCCGCACACTCTCCGTACAACGCGACCAGCGCGATGTAGCTGCGCGCCAGATCGTCCCAGCTATCGCTCGTCACCTCGGGCACTGGCGGGCACGACTGCGCCAGGTTGGCTGGCAGAATTGGCCAGACGGCCGGCCTCGTTGATGTGCCGCAGCCGCTCAGCGTCAATGCGGCAGCCAGCAGGTAGAGGGCTCTGGACTTCGACACGGGTGTACCTCTCGATGATCTTGGGGCTGGCGCCGCGTAACGCAGCAAGCGCGCCTTCCAGGGATTCGGAGATCCCGCCCAGGCGCGTCGTCTGACGCTGGAACTCGGTGAGCTCGGCCAGCGTGTAGTCGGCATTGGCCTGGTCTATTCCGGCGCGGTACTGAACGGCGCCATACCAGCGCACACACAGGAAGGCGGCGGCCACCAGGACGGCGCCGATCAGATACGGCGCCAACGCGCGCAGCGATGCGTTCATGCGCGTCCCTTCCAGCCGCGCGGGATCTGGAAGTGCGGGCCGTCTTTGAGCGTCTTCCAGTCGCCGCCCCATTCCACCGGAACGCCGAGCTCGGTCGCGCAGGCCTTGACCACCTGCGCCAGGCCGGCGAAGGCCTGCCAGTTGCTCCAGGGAATCACCCCATCAATCAGCGGCGCCAGGTCAACGGCATGGCTCAGGCCGTCCGCCTGCGGCAAGTGGTAGCTGTCCATCGTCTGGCTGGCGCCACGGGCGACGTACTCGCGTTGCCGCTCAAGGGTACGAACGCCTTCCACCACAGTGAAGTCGACCGTCGTGCGTTGAATCGCCAGTTGGACGATCTCGGCCAGGTCGAGATGCACCCCGACCAGGCGGTCCAGGCTGCGTTGGGATAGTTGGAAAGTACTCACGGATGAAGTCTCCGCATGAATGAAACGATGCGCCTCATGCCCCTCTGCCGCGCACTCGGTCGATCACGGCCTGCCACAACGCGCCGATGGGAACGGTCTGCACAACCTCCCATCCTCGGGAGACAATGGCCATGCCGAACATGCCGGTCAGAAAACCGGCCAGGCCTTCTGGAATCTCCAGCAGCAGCGACAGATAGGGAGCCGCGTAGTACGCCACCAACGAGCCGCTGGCAGCCATACTCAGCCGGGCTGGCCATGATCCTTGCAGATAGCGCATGGAAACCGCTGCGCCCAGAACGCCGGCGAGCTTTGCGGCAAGGGCGTCGAAATCTTGGATGTTCAATTTCGCCCCTCGCAAAAAGAAAGGATCCACCGACGTGAACTGACGCACCCTCCCCAAAAGTTGGACGAGATCCAACCTTCTTGGGAGGTAGTTCACGAGGCGGAGAAGTCTTGGGATCTCCCCAAGAATCAGACTTTTGGAGTCTTCCCCATTGCCGCCAAGCCAGGAGTTTCTGGCCAAACAAGGTCGTATGGAAAGCCGGGCAATTGTTCGATGCGATTTAGAGCAATACGGTATCGCTTCCAGGAGTTCAACAGCATCTCGTCGCCAGAGGTGCTCTCTGCCACGTCTACGGCATCTTGCAACGGTGCGATGCGAATCGCTGCCTGTGCCAGGCGCGCATCGCGCTCGGCCAGCACACGAAGACGTGCATGTTCGGCCGACTCGGGAAGTCCTTCCACCAACTGAGGCATACCGCTCTCCCCAGGCACAATGAACTTCCCCTGTGCTTGTCCGTTGATCAGGGTCCTGTATTGCTCGTCGGTAATCGCCACCTTGTCGTCAGGGAGGACGTCATAGTGGAAATCACCAAGATAGAATCCCCTGGTGGCGGGGCTGTAATAGAAGCTCATCCTAACCTCCTCAGTAACCAATCGCGAGAACGTTTGCCAACGCCCCGTTTGCCAAAGTGAACGACGAGCCGTTCCACCGATAAGCAGTAATACCTACCCCGGTCCTTGTCCGGCCGTAGGAGCCGTACACGACAATGTTGTCTGTAAACCATTCAACGGAATTAGATTCACTCACAAAAACCTTGAAGCACGCGTTTGGAAAAGCCACGGGAAACGTGGCCATGACAGAGGAATTTACGGTCCCGGGCGCCGCCATTTGTTGAATGATGAGACCGCTCGGCAGCTTTTGATAGCCGTTCTCTGCAATGAAAGAGTTTCCTCCGTTCAAGAAAGCCGACACAAGCGTGGCAGGCGACAAACTGACGCCGTTGTGCAACAGGTCCACCGCTTCATGGAGAGTCGCCATTCGCACGATTCCAGCCTCATCCGACGTCGCGACATCGGTCTCGAATACGGTGCGCTTCCAACCCGACCACACTCCAGCCTCATTCCGCGTCCGTGTGAATTGGTCAGTCGAAAAAAACGTCGTAAAAACCTGCGTTTTTATTGGGCCGGAGCTTTGCACAAGCAAGGTTCCCGCAGCGGAATCGCGGGGATAGTGAAGCCCAACTTTTGCGTAGGCTGCGATGTTCTGCCCATAAAAGCCAGACCGCAACACATAGTCAAGATCCTGGTTCTCGCCAAGAAATGCGTCGAAACCCAAACCGAAAGAGCCTACCGTCAGCAAGCGACCGGCGGTTGTATCAGTCTGGTTCGATTGGATCTTGGATTGAAGTGCGGCCGGTGTTACCACCTTGTCAGTGCTGACGCCCGCTTGGACTTCCTCATTGGTCGCCAATCCTGTGCCTAGAGAAATCCAACCGCCGCCGCCCAAGTCGGGATCAGCGGTGTTGTTTTCCACCAGGTTCAGCCACCTGCTGCCAGTACCTGACGAGGCCGCCAAGATCGCGCCCTTGGGATATCCACCTACGGCCGCCGAAAAGGCAGCATCAAACCGGTAGGTCGCTCCTGCCTGACTCCAACGGGTGGCCGTACTCAGGAAATTCAGGATGCCATTGAAGTCCGCACCATATGGCGGCACTCCCCCTGCGGCCAGAGGAGTCATCGTCAACGGCGGAAATCCATCAGTAAACGACGCCGCCCCCGGCGTCACGCCGATCTGCGACGCAACCGGAATAGTGTTCTTCGTCCCGCTTTCCGCAAACGGGACGGCCGATTTGATAGGTGCATTGCTAGCTTGCATTGATAAGCCCCGAAGAAGTGAAAAGTACGCCCGAGCCGAACGGCTGCATCAGCGCTTCGTTGAATCCGAACGTGGTAGAAAGATCGACCTGCAGGATGTTCGCCAGAACCGCGGCCGGTTTGGGTATCGCGCCTGATTGAGTCAGGATGGCGATTTCATGCGGCGCCAGCGCGAACTCGAACACGTAGCGGAATTCCATCCTCCCTGTGTCCGACACGTAGCAACGCCCGCGCCCCGCGAACAGGTTCGACAGCAGCCGGTTCAAACTGGGCGAAGTGCAATCCGAGATGTTGGCCAGCGCCTTGACCAGGATGAGCGTGCGATACGCGTCGTCGGCGAGCCGATACGTCTGCGTGGCCTGCTCGCCTGTGTAGAACGGCGCCTGGTTGAAGGGCTGCCAGTTCAGCGCCTCGTCAAATCCCAGATAGGTGACGTCTCCCGGCACCGTCAGCATCCGGCCGACGTCGACGATCCTGCCCCAGATGTCCAGCCCGAAACCCTGCGCGGTCTCGACGTTCCAGACGAAGTCATGGAAAGCGTCGAAATCGGCGTCGGGGTTGATGTAGTCGTCCATGTTGTTGATCAACTGGACGAGCGTGGGGCTGTTGGCGTACTGGCTGATGAGGGTCCGGGCCGCCAGCCCCGGCTTAGGCACGACGCTCATATCAATGTCACCGCAATATCGCTGGCCGTGATCGTGGGCCGGCGGTTGATCGGTACGGCCAGGCTGGCGCCCGACGGCGTGTCGGAGCCCAGCAGCAAGGACAGGATGGAGACCACCGGGCTCAGCACCGAAATGGGTGCGTAGAAGCGGCTGGCATAAATGGTCGATCCGATCCGCGCGCGCTGCCCGCCATCTCCGCCGTTGAAGCGTCCATGATCGCCTGCTTGGTCAAAGCCACAATGTCCGACGCAGCGCGGGGTTGTCCGCGAGCTGCACCGCGAAGCGCACGGGCAGCGCTGCCGGGGTTTCCCAGGTCACGACATACGACGGGTAGGGATAGGCATATCCCTCCTTGTCCTCCACGGTATAGGAGGTGTTGCCGTTGTAGTCGGAGCCATTGCTCTTCTTGCGCCAGATGGCATCTGCGATGTCCACCGCCTCGCCGCCCGTCACCGCGACCCAGATGGAGTGCGGACGCAGGACGACGCCGCCGACCGTCTTCGGCACGGAGAGATCGTTCTCCGTCACGTAGGCGTCGATGACGCCCTCCACGTTCGCCACATTGGCGTAGATCGCCGGGATCGAGCCGCGGGCGTTCAGCGCCACCGACTGCCGCCGGCGCTCTTCGAACTCGGCCCGGCTTTCCACATGGCTGCCCACCGTTGCGGCATCGGCGTTCGATACCGAGTCCCAACCGGGAATGGCTGATAGATCTGGTTCAGTGCGCCTGGCGCGCAATCCACCGGCCCATCGACCGAGCAAGCGAATGGCAGGTCGACGCTTCCGCTGGCCGGTATCGTTCCAGCCTGGGTGCACAGATACAGATTTCCATCCACCGCCTGGGCGCGCGCGCCCACGGGTATCGTCACGCCCGCCAGGCCCGTGCAGGTGGCGATGACAGCGGTAGGCGTACCCGGCTTGCGGTCCAGGAAGTAGATCCGCCCGATGGCGTCCTGCATCCGCCTTGCGCATAGGCCGGGTCGACCTGGTTCACGTAGGTCGCAAACTCGTTGTTCTTGTCGCCGATGATGGCGGTGGTGCTGGAGCCAGCTGGCCCTGGGGCGTTTCCAGCGCGGGATTCAGCCCGCCGCCGAAGGCCGCGTCCATGTCGGACAGGACGCCGGCGAGGATGGCGGATTCGTTGGGCAGCACCAGCCCTTCCGGCGTGAACTGCACGCGCGGCACTTTCGAGTTGTTCGGCATGGTTTCCTCAGAAGCTGACGGTTTGCGTCGTTCCGTCTTGCAGGGTGATTGCGACGTAGCCCGCCAGGGCGCGGTCGGTATAGGAGGTCAGCGTGCAGACCGCGTCGTCCACGTCCGGGACTGTCAGCGCGGCTCGCCGGACGTGCTCCCGCACCAGCGCCAGCGGCGGTTGATGGCCCAGGAATTCTTCCCAGTACGGAACGCCTGGGGCGGTGTTGTAGAACAGCTCCCCCTTGAACAGCTTGATGGCGCTGGCGACGTCTTGCGCCACGGCGTAGGGCTTGGTCGCCAGCGCGATGTTTCCCGCGGCATCAAGCACCAGGTCCCAAGCCGTCCGGTCTAGCAGCAACGTGTTCAATTGGGCGCTCCTGTGTTTGCCGGCCCGCTTTGCACGCCGGAATGCGTGTGGGTGCTGCCCACGTCCTTGCCGTTGTTGCGCAGCGTACCCAGCGTGTGCATGTCGCCCTGCCAGGTAGACGTGCCACCGAAGGATCCGCCGCCTTGCTGCACCGTCCCGTTCAGCACGATCCGGGGCGAATTCAATGCGCACTGCGCGCTGGCGTTCAGTTCGATATTGGGCGCGGCCACCGTCACCTTGGAGGGCGACACGACATTGATGCCGTCCGCCGTGAACTGCACGTACTGCACCGGGGTTCCATTCAACAGACCGCCGAAATACAGCCCGTCCGCCATGTCGTGGGAACGCCAGGAACCGGGGTTGTTCTGCGCCTTTGAGGTCTTCACCAGCGAGATATCCCGATTCGCGAAAGCCGCCATCCCGATATCCCCGACCTTCGGGTCCAGGATGACGGCGTCCGCTCCGCCCTGAAGGCGAAAGTAGGGAAGACGATGCAGGACCCCATGCGGCACGGCATTGCCGGCGCCATCGAGCTGGTTGACGAGCGGCTGCACATCGACGAAACCCACCGGAGACAGTCCGCCTGCATTCGTCACCGACACCACCTTGACCAGCGTCGCCGTACTGACTCGATTCAGGCCTGGCTGATCAGGAACTGCAAGGCCCCGAACTCGCTGTCGCCCTGGCCGGCTTGCGCCAGCCCTGCGTATCCGTATTGCTTAGCCATTGAGATTCCTTTTGCATACGGCCATCGACTGCCAGACGCCGCCAGGCACCTCTGCCTCCAGCTTGTGGGACAGACTCACAATGATCCACTCGCCATGCGCGGGTTCGACGGTGCTGATGACCTGCACTCTTTTTCCCAAGCCGAGGTGCGGGTTGTAGAGCGTCGTCAGTTGCAGTCCCTTGCTCGTAAACGCCGGATATCCGATCAACCCCGTTTCCGGCGCCACGAGAATCGGATCGCCCTTTCGGTATCCGCCCTCCGGCCAGACTGACAGGATGCCGCGGTCTATCGTGAAATTGACCCGGGCGGCCTTCGCGCAACTGCGTAGTTGGTCCATGTCGGTTCCGGAAAAATAGGGGTCGGCCAACACATAGTCCTCCCCACTTTTTTTCGCCCTTGTATCCCATTGATTTGGCGATATCGCACATGATTTCCTGCGCCTTTTTCGCGCCGGGAAACGACCTGGCGGATGCGGGCTTTACCTGCTTGGCCCCAGCCACCTCGGTCTTGACTGTGAATACGCCCCCCGCGGCCGCTTTGCCCTCTGCCCCCATTCCGTAACCACCCCAGGCCTCGACGATGTCTCCTTCGTAGACCACGCAGGGAACACCCGAGTCTCCCGCTGCGTCGATCCGGACAAGATTCTTTCCCCGGCGCTCCGTCATGACGGTCCTATCGTCGTCAGTTTGTTCATCAGGTCTTGATTCAGTCCGTGGATCTGCAGGGTCATTGGACTGTTTTCGAATACGGTATGGAGAGGAATATCCACCGTCATCCTGTAGCCGCTGAGCGTCACATCCGGCCCCTGCTCATCGCCGAACTCCCCCTTGCCCAGGCTGATGGTCACGTTCAGCCGGCGTTTGATGAAGCTCATGGTTCCAAAGGCTCCAGGTATGCCAGGACGAAACGCGAACCGAGATGCTGATGCTGCGGGTCGACGTGGCCCTGAGTGTCCACAAAAGCCAGATCGCCGACGAAGCCAGGTAAGCTGACCGCACCAGCCGTACCCGGTCATGGCAAAGCACCGTGGTCACGATGGGCGCATTGTCGAGTTCAAGATCCAGATAAAGCCCGGTCGACTTCTGGTAGACGGCGATCTGGCAGTTCTGCCCGGACAGCACGACGCTGAGCGTTTGCGCCGGCACGGGTCTTAGGGGAATTCTCTTCATTGGATGGGCTCCAGATCCGCCACCTTGTTCTGGTCGCGCCGGGGATAGGCATCAATCTCGAACGCCTGCACCTGGCCATTGCTCACTTCATACGCGCCGCTGGGGTCCTGCGTGGCCGGCGATAGCTGGACGGCCGTCTGCCGGACTTCCTGCAGCGTCAGATCGACGATCAGGAGGCTGGAGCCGTTCTTGTCTGCGCGGGTGTACGAGTACTTCACCAGGTTGGCCGACGGATAGACGATCTCGGGCGTCACCACTGAGTACAGTTCCGTGCTGCCGACAATGCGCTCCAGCACGGACAACATGATGTTGCGCGACGCCGGATCACCGCCATGCGCCAGCTTGATGGTCGCCTCGAATGGCGCATCGACCTTGTTGAAGGACGAGAATCCGCCCTGCTCCGAGGGATAGCTGGATATCTGGCTGCCTGATTGAAAGCAATGCTGAGGAACGTCTCGAAGACCAGCATCTGCCGCCCATCGACGCCATACAGCCCCCAGCGAGGAGGACCGAAGATCCTATCGGTCAGCGCCGCAAGTTCGAAGCTTGCCGGTTCGAAGACCGCAGGAAGCGTCGCCGCGCGGAAGACCGCGGGGACGCCCGGACCGCTCGGGACATCGGGAAAAGGAATAAACGGCATCAGAACATCCCCGTATTGCCTTGTTGGACGAGATTCTGGGAGCGCCCCACACGTCCCAAATCGCGGGCGACTCCCTCGCCATCCGTCGCTTGCGTCATAACCGTAATGGGGCCGTGGATATGAGTTTCGGACGTATTGCTGGTGGTTGCCGTGCTGCTCGGGATGGCGGCAGCGCTGGCTTGGGCTGCCGCGACCGTCGTAGCCGCAGCCGCGGCGCCTCGTTCCTGATCTTCGAGGAAAAGCGTCCCATAGATTGCCCCGGCAGCGGCGGCGAGCTTGCGCTCTTCGCTTGAGCTATCCCCTTCGGACTTGTTCAATCCAAAGTGGCGGTACACGGCCACGCTGGCCTGGGCCGGGGTGGTGGCGGCGGCCAGATGTACTCCCGCCCTACGCCTGGTGCTCTCCAGCTCGCTGGCGACGAAATCCAGCTGTTGTTCAACCGTGGACTCGCGCAGGTCCATGCCATATATGCGCTTGAACTCGGCCTGGCGTCGCGGATTCCATAGTCCGATGCCGGCGGAAGCGCCATCAGCGCCCACGGCCCTGGGGTCCAGGTTGCTTTGGGCCTGCAGGTTGGCCACCAGCCCACGGCCGCCTCCCGGGCATAGCCCTTGGACTCGAAGTACCTGACCGCATCGAGAACCTCCTTGCGCTTCAGCGCGGGGTTTCTCATCGCGGCCAGGTCTTCTTGCTCGCCCCCATTCAGATCTTTGCTAAACAAGAACAGCGCAGCGCCAGCCGCCGCACGCCCAGCCAACTTCAACGCCGCAGGACCCAAGCCTCTCAACGCACCCAGTCCACGCGCCGCACCGGCGCCACCAAGGGTTCCGAGAGCCGTAGCCACGGCCCCCAAGGCAGATGCCAGGCTCAGCAGCGAATTCGCCCAGGACAGAATCTTGAGCGTCCCCAACGCCAGCAGGACGTTTTGCCACCCTCCCACCGCCTGCGCCGCCGAATCGACTGCATCGACGAACTTCACGATGGCCTGCGCCGCTGCGTCGACCCACTCGACGATCTCGTCGCGGTTCTCAAGCAGATAATCGCCCCAGCCCTGGGCGAGCGAGATAATCCGCTCGAACGCCGGCATGAGCGCCAGCAGCACCTTGACGCTCACCGATTCAAAGGTATCGCGCAGGTCCAGGTAGCGGTCACGCAGCTGCGTGGCCGCTTGTGCATCGTTGCCGGAGATGGCTGCGCGTTTCTCCTGGACCTGAAGCATCCGCTCGAGCTCGTCGGGCCCGCGCTTGAACAGATTGAACAGGCCCTCGCTGATGCCCATGTCCTGGGCGGCCAGCGCGGCCTGAGCCCTGTCCTTCTGGTAAAGATCGGCAATGATCCTCGACCTGGCCAGCAGGTAGGTGTTCCCATCCTTGAGGTCGCCGACATTGCCGCCGTTGCGGAAGAACGCGGGTAGCGAGTCCGCGGCGGATCCGCGGTTGAATCTGGCTACCTCGCCCGAGGATTCCCTCAATTGGGCGGAAATGGCTTCCGCGGTTCCGCCAGCCCGCTCGGCCGCCATCTGCCAGGCAGACAGCCGCTCCGTGCTCATGCCCAGGTTCTCGGCCATTTGCCCCAGGCCGGCCGCGCCGGTGATGGTATCCGCCGCGAAACGCTTCGGATCGAAACCCGCAGTCACGAGCAAGGCATCGGTGATGGTGGCCATGCAATTACCTCGGTTCAGCTAGGACGCGCCTGTTGTGTGCGTCCACCGCAATCACCTCAAGCAGGTTGTACAGGTCTTCGGCGCCGTAGGCCGTCTGCAGGTCGTGCAGCAGGCCCGGGTGCCGGGAAATCACCAAGCCAATACTCCGGGGAATATTGGCGTAGCGAATCAGGCGCGTGCCGCCGTTGTGGACTTGGAGCCCGAAGTCGATGGGACGGCGGCCGTAAAAAAATCCAGGTGCAAGCCCAGGACTTTCTTGCGCAGCGCGAACAGGGTCGCCACCTCCTCGACATCGCCAGACATGAGCTCGCGCGTCACACTTGGGCTGGGCTGGATCTGCACGCAATCCATCATCTTGTCCAGCAAGGGCTTGGCGCTGTCGAAAGGCAGCTTGGCGAGAGCTTCATGCCCATGGCGGCCACGCCGGCCAGTCCTGCCTCGGCGATGTTTTCCGGAATTTCCACCCCGGCGTTCATCAACGAAAACAGCGCCCGGCCGGCCCATTCCTCGGCGTCGTAGGCAGAAAGCTCCGTCAGGATGAACACCTTGCCCTTGTCGCGCCCTTCCGCGCCGATGGTCAGGGTTATCTGCTTTCTGGCCATGTCACACCAGCGCCGGCGAGACGTTCTGCCAGGTGATCTGGAACGCCATGGTTGGAGCATCGCCTTGGCATCCGGCGCCGGCGGAATCTGCGTCAGCACGCCGCGGGTCAGCGTGTACTTGCGGTCGATCGACGGGATGTTGAGGGTGCCGTTTGCATAGAACACTTCCCGGGCCGTTTCGCTGGCCGCCATCCAGATCTCGAAGATGCGCATGGACGGGGAGTCGGGCTGGATCATGATTGTCTGCACGCAGGGACCGGCACGTAGCCGGCCGACATGCGGCCGTCCACGCCCATGGTTACCTGCGCGGGCTTGGCAGCGTCGAAGGTGAAGGCGCTGTCGGAAGCGTAGCCCTCGATTTTCTGCGGCACCGAAAAAACGCCGCCCACCGTAAGCATCAGAACCGAGTTGGCACTGGTCAAAGTCGCCATGTTGAATCCTTAAAGAATGGCCAGCGAGGCCAGGGTGATCTGCTGGACGGAACCGCCGTCCAGGTACCAGAACGTCATGGGCGGGGTGCCGCGAGCCTCTCGCACCTGCGGCGTCGCGTCCTTGATCTGCAGATACCAGCCGCGGGTCTGGAGCGTGTCGGAGATATCCACGCCGGCCTGGCTGTTGATCTGCGCCTTCTGCTGGCTCGACAGCGTCACGCCGGCGCGGATGGCGCCGAAGTTGACCGCGGCGTTGATCGGGTCCAGGCAGGCAGCATCGATCAGCGTGTAGCCGTCGATGTTGTAGGGAATGGCGTTCACCTGGGTCAGCAAGCTCATCAGCGCCTGCTGGAACGCCGCGTTCAGCCAGATCTGGTTGACGTAGGTGTCGACCCATTTCCAGTTGCCGCTGATCTGGCCCGGGTACAGGAAGCGGAAGCGGTCATTGCTGGTGGCGTAGTCGCCATAGAAGTTGTAGCCGTTGTCGATCAGCGTCTGAGCGGTCGTGGCGTCGGTCACCGAGAACGCCAGGCCCGACTGGCCTTTGAACGCCAGCGTTGCGCGGCCGTTGGTGCGTTCGAAGTCCAGCGACGCCACCGCGCCCAGGACAAAGGCTGCATGCAGGATGTCCTTGTAGACAGGCACGGAACCCGAGTACTCGTTGGCGCTTACGACCGCCGCCCAGTTGGACATGTTGCCCTGCTGCGTGGCGGTGACATCGGTGTCCCAGCGACGTAGGCGTAGCGGTCGCCCTGGGCATTGGTCCACGCCGAAAACGCCACCTTGCCGGCCGTATCGGGCTCGAAGGTCGTCATGAACGCCGCCCAGTTCTGGGTCAGGTCGGTAATCCGGCCCATGTCCACCGCCGGGACGCCGGCCGCGGCCCCATGCGACACCAGG